ATTGCTCGTAAAATGGACCAAGACTTAACAGCAAAGTTCAGCCAATTCAACGCTGGCTTTGGTGACTTCAGTGGTCAAATCACAGCCGCTTCAATCTTCCAAGCAGTTGCTAAATTGAAAGCTGCCGCTGTTCCAACAGAAGGTATGGTCTGCGTATTGCATCCAGAAATCGCTTATGACTTGAAGGCTGCTTTGACAACTCAAGGTAACACTCCATTCACAGCCGGTGCGTACAGTGAAGTAACTAACGAAGCAATGCGTATGGGCTATGTTGGTCAAATCGCTGGTATCCCAGTTTATGAGACTTCTAACATTGCTAACAACGGCACAGCTGGTGACATTCCTGGTGCTGTATTCCAGCGTGATGCTATCGGTCTTGGTATGATTGGTGATATCTCTATTGAGACACAACGCCGTGCGGCTTTCTTGGGTGATGACATTGTATGTTCAGCATACTATGGCACAGGTATCCTACAAAACAACTACGGTCGCTTCTTGGCATTTGACTCAAGCATCAACCCTTAATTGCTAAATTAATCTAAAGGACTATCACAATGAATAGAGCATTTATATACAGTTATAAAACATTTGTAAGTTTTGCGACTTATGAGGATGTCACTAATCGTGATAGTCGTGTTTTTGAAGCAAATGAAGATTTAACAGAATCCGAAATCAATAATTACTTAGAACAAGCCAGTCAGCGTATTCTTACACAAATAAGAAACACAGAATGGTGGAGAGAATATCAGCGTAGAATGGCACAGATCATAAATCCAAACCTACTACCCGCTGTTAATCCAGATTATATATTAGCCAGAACGCAGGAGTTCAAAGACCTTAATGTGTATTTCGCATTAATGGAATATGTTTATCCTACAGTTGCTGACTTTGGCAATCCTGATAGTGCTGAATTTGCAAAAATTAAGTTCTACAAGGACAGCTACAATGTATTATTTGACGAAGTAATTGAAGCCGGAGACTGGTATGATTTTTCAGAGAATGGCACCATTGATACCAGCGACAAGATGGCCGCTTTTGTAAATAGAGTTCGTACAAGATGAGAACAGAATTATTAACTTATTTGACAGCACAACTAACTGAATCTATCAAGACCAGTCAGGAACTGCCTTTTCAAGAAGGAACTAATCCACTGTATATGAAGAATGCCCGCAAGGTATATCTTGATGAACCTTATACTGAGCAAGACACGCTGTTGCCTACACTAGGCAGTTTGCAGATCAATCAACGAGTAACTATCGTAAGATGGTTCTTAACAGTTGATGCCAAAAACAGAAACACTGATTTAGATTCAGCATTGACAATCTTAGGTAGTGCTAAAGATATCACTACCATCACAGGCGTTTATACACGCTTGTTTGACTATACAGTCAGCATAGACAACGATAGAGTTGTTTATGAAGGCGAATATAGATTCGCAAATTTAGCATAAGGAAAAAATAATATGGCATTCATATTTCCAGCACCAGGCGTAGAGAATGTAGAAACTACTCTAGCCATTCGTGTTAGTGGAGATACTTCAGGCCTATTGATCCCAGCGATGCAAAACATTACCATTAACAATAGTAATGATGTATTCACTTGGACACAATTGGATGAAGGTTCGAAACTACAAATCCCAACAACAGCCACAAACAGTCTAGACTTAAACATTGTTCTAGATCAAGTATCATTCTTCGGAACTGGTAGTGGCAGTGATGTTGCTATTAACAAAGGTATTTTTGGTCTAAGCAAAGACAAATTGTTGGTTGCTTTTACATTATACCTAGGTGATACAAGTTCAGGCGGAGCAGGCAAAACTATGACAGGTAATGCTTACATCACTGGCTTGGCACCAACAGTTAGTGCCGACGCCCCTGTATGGGTTACACCAGTTACTTTAACAGTAACAGGCGACTATACAGTAGCTTAATTCTCAGGGATGGGAAGAGATCAAGCACCTTCGGGTGCTTTTTCTTTAGGTGAAATAATGTATAAATAACATAGTTAGGAGATGTTATGATATTCGATGATAAAACAGATGATGAGATATTTCGCAGTATAGAAGCAGAAGTTGCTAAAGCACTCAGCGAATTAAGATGTGCTAAGAAAGATTTAGAGCAAGCAGAAGTAAGAATGAGGTTCGCACTAGCAACTATTCATTACTTAAAACAACGATATGAGGATATGAAATAAAATGGATATTAGTAAATTCGCAAAGAAGCCCACACTAACTAAAATAGTGATGGATGATCAAGAAGTTATAGACACATATGGTGAAACAATTGAGTTTCATATGTTAGATCAAATGAGTATATCAACATACTTTGAATTCTATAGACTACAACAAGAACAAGACAGCGACAAATTAAATGATCTTCTTAGAAAGATTGTGCTCAAAGAAGATGGCACACCAGCATTAACGGAAGAAGAAATCTTTCCAGTAGATTTAACATTGGGATTACTTGTAAAGATTAATGAATTCTTGGGAAAGTCAAAAACCAAGGCATCAACACCAGCGACTGGTCCAGCATTGAAATGATTAACATAGGTATGATTGCCAAACAATATGGACAACTACCCAGTCAAGTCCGTGAGTCGGGCACTATCTATGATTTAATGATCTATGATGTTATGATGTCTTGGGAACAGTATCAACAAGAAAAGGCTGAAGGTAAAAATCACGCACCACAATTGAGTCAAGAACAAATGACTGCAATGATGGAAAAGGTAAAACAAAAAGACAAGGAAAAGTTATAATGGCCGGAGCAATAGTTAAACGCATCAATCAATTAGAACGGGCTTTAGATCCTAAAAATCTAGCCAAAGAAGCGTATGACTATTTCAAACGAGAAACTCCCATTCGCAGTGGTAATGCTCGTAGCAATACAAGATTACAAGGTGATGAAATATGGGCTGATTATGCTTACGCACAAAGATTAGACGCAGGTTATAGTAGTCAAAGTCCTCGAGGTATGACTAAACCCACAGAAAAGTTTATACAAGAGTATATCAAAAAACAAGCGAAAGGTTAAACTATGGCAGCAATAGAAAACTTCGTATTAAAGATTAAAGTAGAAGGTCAAAAAGCCGTAGATGACTTATCGAAATCAATTACCGGTTTAGGTACAACTATAGGTGGATTTGGTGCTAACGCCGGCAAGATGACTTCGGCAATCAGCGGTATCGTAGGCGGCCTAGGTGGTATGGCTACAATAGCAGGCACAGCCGCAACAGCATTCGTTGGACTGGGATTAAAGGCAATAGCACTAGCAGATGAATTAAGTGATGTCAGTGATGCAACAGGTATTACTGCCGGAGCATTAAACAATTTTAAGAACAGTTTAGTAGATGCTGGTGGTAAGACAGAAGACTTCTCTACATTAGCATTAAAATTAAATCAAAACCTAGGCGATGCTGCCGTAGGCAATGAAAAAGCACAACAAGCATTTCAAAAGTTAGGTGTATATGTTCGAGATGCCGGCGGAAATATTCGTAATACCGGTGATGTATTACGAGATGCTGTTGGTAAATTAGCCGCAATTGAAGATCCGGCAAAAAGAGCAAGTTTAGCAGTTGATATATTCGGTAAGACAGCAGCGAAATTAGACTTTACTAAACTTAACGCTGGCAATGATTTTGCTAAAGATGCACAAATCGCTCAGTTAGCAAAATATCAAACAGCTATTGATGCTATTTCTAAATCAGTTAATGACAGCTTAATTACATCCTTTGGTAAATTAGCAATCGCTATTGATAATGCTCAAAAGAAAGCACAAAAGGCAGAAGATGAAGCAAATGCCCGCGGAAATACTAGAATGCCTAGTCCGGGTGCTGTTGGTCAAGGTGCGGCCGTAGTTAATCCTTTTGGTCTCGGTGGTGCTCCTGCCGGCGAGCGTCAAATGACCGATAGAGAAAAAGCAAAGTTCGAACTAGCAAAGAAATTAACAGAAGCATATAAAGATCAAGGTCGTGAAATGAAACGACTTGAAAATATAGGCAAAGAAGCAACAGCAGGTGATTTTGGTGGAGACAGCGAAGCAAAAATAAAAGCAGCCGCCGAAAGTCAAAAGCGAATAACTCAAAGTATTATTGACAGTCAAAGATTTGCCGCATTAGCTGGACAAGATGCTATAACAGCAGAAGAACTTAGAGGTGCTAATGAAAGAATAGCCATTGATGCTAAAGCAGCCGGCGATATTAAAAATATACAAATTAATCTAGCACAAGATATTAAAAAGATAGCTGAAGATGTTCGTGCTAATGATAAGATTAGTTCAGCACAACAAAACGCTGAGATTGCGGCAAAAGCAAAAGAACTTCAAAGTAAATCGGCATTAGAAATTCAAAAGATCAAAGAAAAATCTGTTAAGGATGCCGCAGATTATACTATGAAAATGAATGCTAAAATATTCAGCGAAGAAGAAGCACAGCGTCAAAAAACTCGAGATGAAACAGCCGCGGAAGAAGAACGCCTAAATAAATTATTCGAAACAGGCAGAAAAATAACAGAAAACGCAGCAGAACAAAATAAAGAATTATCTGCTCGAGCAAAACTAACATTAGATAGTGTTACAATGACGGATCGTGAGCGAGATAACGCAGAAGAATTATTTAAGATTGAGCAAGATAGATTGGCATTGTTAAAACAAATAGCCGATACTTATGGCAATGAAGAATTCGCAAAACGCACAGCCGAAGAAAAGAAGATCAATGACTTATTAAATCAGCGTAAAGCAACGGCTGTAGCAAATCAAGAAGCAACCGCCAAACAACAAGAAGATTTTAGTGCAGGATGGGAAAAGTCATATCGTCAATATGTAGAAAATGGCAAAAATAGTTTTAGTCAAGCAGGTAGTGCATTCTCAACATTGAGTCGTGGATTTGAAGATAGTATGGTTAAGTTCGTACAAACAGGCAAACTAAGTTTCAAAGACTTATTCAATGATCTAATCGCACAAGCAGTTAGAGCACAGAGTAATAAACTATTATCAAGTCTATTGAATAGTGCTGGTGGATTCTTGAGTAGTTTCTTTGGAGGTTCAGGACAGGCCGGAGCCGCAGTAATGGGCTTGCCAGGATATGCCGCTGGTGGTAATATTCCAGCAGGACAGTTAAGTGTAGTTGGCGAGCGTGGTCCAGAACTATTTCTACCTAAACAAGCAGGAACTATCGTTCCTAACAACGCATTAGGTGGCAGTCAAACTGTTAATACAGCAGTAACATATAACATACAGGCTGTAGATGCTAGTAGCTTTAGAAGTTTAATTGCTAGAGATCCAGAGTTTATACACAATGTATCAGAACAAGGGCGTCGTAGTATGCCAATAAGGAGCAGAAGATAATGGCACAATATGTACAAGGATTACAAGATGTTATTGACACAGCGGTCAATATTGAATTTAATCGCAGTAAATTAGTAGCACAGACTATTAGTCGCAGTGGTAGGATCAGCACAGCCAGTCGCAACTGGGCCAATCCATATAGATTTACAGTAACACCTAAACCTGTATGGCTGTATGCTGATGCTAGGGCAATGATTGAAACAATATATCGCAATGATAGATATAACACAGTAGCAATATATTTTGGTGACTATTCTAAAGGTCAAGGTACAGCAACGAATCCAGTGTTCGCAGGATATATCCTTGGACAAATTCTAACAGTAACAAGTCTTACCACAGGAACTATGCGATCTGGTGATATTATATCAGGCACAGGTGTTGCTGCCGGCACACAACTTGAAGCAAGAATATCCGGATGGGGTGCTAATAGTATATGGTTAGTGTCAATCGATCAAACTGTGGGCAGCAGTGGCAGTCCAGTGTCAATGACTGGAAATACAACAAGTCAAGGTAATCCTGGACAAGATTGGATGAGTTATTATCGCGGCACACAGGATTCAGATATACCTACCAACTATGTTATAGATAACTATAGTAGTTTTAGTGCCAGTGGAACAAGATTGATTATCCAAGAGCAAACTGGTGAAACAGCACCTGCTAATGATTTTATTATTCGCATCAATGACTTTATTAGAATATCCAACGATAGATATTGTTATCAAGCAAATTATAGCGTTCCAGTGCCCGTAAGAGTAACTGGAGTTACAGGAACAATAGTAGTAGGAACTGATTCAACAACTATTACAGGACTAAGCACAGTAACTAATCTAAGCACAGGACAAGTTCTAACAGAAACAGGAACCAATGTAGGTAGTTTTGGTGGCACAACATATATTCAAAGTATCGATAGTGCCAGTTCAGTTACTATTGTCAGTGATTCAGCCTGTACAGCAGGAGCAATAACTTTTACTGCTGACGGATATGCGGTGGGTAATCCTAACTATAAAGTAGCAATACCAATCAACCGAGGTTATTTAGGTTCAGGACAACCCGCTAATACAGGAATATTCGTAGGTGGTGCTGCCGCCAGATTCTTCGTTAAAGTAACTAAACTACCGACATATAGATTTATTAACAAGGATTTAATTGAATTCACTGGTGACTTTGAAATGGTTGAGGAAATACTATGACAACAACAATACCACAAGTAGATGAAACAAGCATTGAATATGGTGTTCTCATTGATTTAACACTGATAGCAATCAATCCTACGACAGGTGCTAGTGGAACAGGATCAACGGCTACAATAACTTTTGCCACACAGCCTAGTAGTCCGTTTGCTGTAGGAGATACCATTACAGTTAGCAATATGGTTCCCGCGGCATATAATGGAACATTTGTAGTAACAGGTGCAACAGCAAGTAGCGTAAGTTATGCCAGCACAGCCACAGGTAGTCAAACACAGGCAGGTATGATCAGCGTAACTTATTATATTAGCAACTGTTATCGAGAAGTAACTCATAATAGCAAAACATATCAAGCACTGGCAGGATTCTTAACAGTTAGCGAAATACAAAATAATATTAGTAATGCCAATGATGAGATACAGGTTAGTTTAAGTGCTATTCCTCCTAATTATATTGCCGCAGTATTAGGCACACAGATCAAAGGTGGAGAAATAAACATCTATCGTGCTTTCTTTGATTATAGAACACAACAAGTAATTGCAAACGCAGTATATAAAAGATTCACAGGTGTTATTAGTAATTATAGTGTTCAAGAAGACTTAGATGCCGCAGGTGCAAGCCCAGATGTAAATCACACGATTACAATCATCGCGTCAAGTATTATGGGTGTATTGGAAAATAAAATCAGCGGTCGTAGAACTAATCAAGAAGACTATCAGATATTTTGGCCCGAACTTAATAATGTAAATTATGCCGTAGATCCCAGTATGAACCGAGTTGAAGTATTATTCAACAGTAGCTTCGACTTTGGTAAGCCATACAAAGGTCAGGCAGCCAGTAGCGTAGGTGGTGGTGGAGGTGGTGGAACATATTCACGCACTGATGAGCCGGGCAACCCAGTTTTTGATATGTAAGGAATGATATGAGATTTGATGATTTAGCAGATAAAGAGATAAACGAGATAGTATTTCAATACTATCTAAAAGAATACAAAATTAGCCGAATAGCCGTCAAGGAATATTCAAAGTTAAATATGTTAATAAAGAATGATAATTCAACAAAAATTATTCGCATAGGTAATATAGTATTTCTACTAAAGTTCAAAGGTGATGAAGTAGAGTTTCACAGTATGGGAGAAGAGTCTAGCCCATTCGCATTTATAAGATGTATATATAAATTGATTGATTATGTACAGGGATTAAAAGTTCGTGCGATCAGCACATATGGTAACGATCCTGTGTTTGAAAAGTTATACGAGCGTGTATTAGTCAAAGCGAAAAAAGACAAAAAAGTGGGACCGGATGGCATCACTTACAACCATTATAGATTGGAGTTTTAATTATGCCAGCATTTGCGTTTATAGGGGCAGCGGTAGCGGCATCAGCTACTGGAATTGCAATAGCGGCTACACTGGGTATTAGTGCTGCCGTATTAGGTGGTATTGTAGCATTTGGTGCCGCTTACATTACCAGCAGGGTTATTAATGGCAACGCTAATAAAGGTGCTAACTCAGCACGAAGCGAAGGTGGTAGGATACAGGTAGCACCCGCTACTAATAATAAGATACCTGTAATATATGGTAATGCTTATGTAAATGGTATGATCACCGATGCTAAATTAGATACCTTAGATCAAAAAGATAATAATGTAATGTTTTATTGTATTGTCTTGGGCGAAACAACTAATAACATCAATACAACATATGGATTAGAAAGTGTATATTGGAATGACCTAAGACTAACAGCATTATCAAGCACATCAACAGAAAGTCATATTGTTAAAGATGGTAGAAAAGTAGTAGAAGGTGCTATCGTTACAGCAGGTAGCTTTGTAGTAGGTAAGACTTATGTAATCACTAAACTAGGAACAACAACACAGGCACAATGGAATACTATCGCAGGCACAGTAGGTCGAGTATATGGAGTAGGCAGCGTATTTGAAGCGGCAGTAGTAGGTACTAGTAGCGGTAATGGACAAGCACAAGAAGAAGATTTTATTGATACTAACTTTATTGTAGATACTAATCAATATGTATCAATGCGTGTATATGCCGGCGGTAGCACAGCAGCAGATCAGATATTCCCAACTAACTCTAATAATAAAGCCAACGCATATAACTTCTGGGGAAGTACTCCGGCAAATCCTAATGGAGATGGTAGTTGGACAGCAGCCAACGAGATGAAAGGTCTAGTATTCGCTATCATTAAACTAAGATATGGTGGCGATAAAGGATTTACATCATTACCTAATGTTACATTCCAAATAGCTAATAATGTAGCTAATCCAGCAGATGTATGGTTAGATTATATGACATCTGAACGATATGGTGCAGGCATTGATCCTAGTTATATTGATGAACCAGCAAGACTAGCTTGGTATAACTTCTGCGAAGAAGATATCAGTTATACTGGTGTAAATCTAGATCCTCAAGGTGGTGCAGGTACAACAAATCAAATATCCAGTCGTTATAGTATCAACGGAGTTATTGACACAAGTAATCAAGTTAAAACAAACATAGACACTATTTTACAAAATGGTGGTGCTTGGATGAGCTATAATGTAGATACAGGATTATGGAGCCCTATAATTAAGAAAGCCGTAAGTGCTGGCATACCCACAGAAGCATCAACACTATTCACAGCAAGTAGAACGGGAACAACACTAACAGTTACAGCCTTCCCTAGTGGTAGAATTGAAGCAGGGCAAGAATTATATACAAGCACTGGCACATATGTTGGCACCATTTCAGCACAACTTGCACCAACAGCAGGAGAAACAGCTGGACAGATCGGTCGATATACAACATCAAGTAGTGGAGTAATATCAACAACAACTTTCTATACATTGCCCGCAAGCACATTAGAATTCAGCGATGATAATATCATCAGTGGTATTACACTAAGTTCAACTCGATTGGAAGATTTGTATAATGAAGTAGAAGTAGAGTTTTATAACAAGTATAACAAAGATCAAAAAGCATACTTTAGAAGTTATCTAGATCAAGAAGATAGAAATCCCAATGAGCCCGACAATCAACTAAGAATGAGTTTGGATTTATGTAATAACAGCGTACAAGCAGATATTATAGGTCAAATGGAACTTCGTCAAAGTCGTGATGACCTAGTCATAGAATTTACATCAACTCATTATGGCATACAGGCACAGGGCGGAGATGTAATCGCAGTTACCAGTGAATTATATGGATGGTATCCAAAATACTTCCGTGTAATGCGTGTCAAAGAAATAGAAGGCGATGATGGTAGTTTATTAGCAAATATACAGGCTTTAGAATATAATCCTGATACTTACACCATAGAACCAATCACAGAATTCTCAACGGCAGCAAATATTGGTATCGGAGTATGGGGAACAAGCCCTAGCTTACCTTTACCACCAGCAGTGGTTATCGCAAGTGTAGATGCTGATTCACCTATTCCTAACTTTGAATTACAAATCACAGTTCCTAACTCAGGAGGACCTTTTGATGAAATAGAATTATATTACACAGAAGGCTGGGATCAACACGCAGTTACTGGCAGTATAGTTCCTGGCACAGGCAGTAATGGTGCCGCAGTAGGTCAAGGATTATTAACAGTTACAAATACAACTTACGGTAATATTAATCCTGGTGATCGTATTGACTTGTTAGCACCTGCTCAAGATATCTTTATAGTAAGTCAATTAACAAATACACCTGCAAGTAAAACATTTGTATCAGGTGGTGTTCCTGCCAGCACAACCAGCACATTACTAACACTAAACAATGTCACAGGATTATTAGTCGGTAATACACTAACAGGCACTGGTATTGCTAATGGCAGTTTTATCACTGAAATTGACGCAGGCACTAATACAGTTAGAATTGAAGATGCTGTAACAGTTCAGGCCGCAGGCACATATACAGTAAGTGGTGGTCTAGGCACTTATGTAGTGGATACTAGCACAACGATTACTGGTACAGCAGATTTATATGATTTCCCAGAAGCGGACAACTATAAGATATTGAAAAAACTAGTTCCGCAGGGCAATGACCCTACCTTTACTAATAATCAAGTAATTAGAGATGTTATAACAAATGTTCCTTCTAATAGTGCTACATATCGTCGTTGGTTCGTAATAGCCCGTATGGGTATTAAGAAACAATTCGGTGCATTTAGTCAGCCCGGAGCAACTGATTTTACCACAGGTAGATTCCCGTATAATCCTAATCCAGGTGGTTCAGGACTACCCGGATCATTCGGTAATATCACAGTAGGTCAAGTCACAACAAATACAATATCAACAACAACCGGTCCTTTATACATTGAATCAAATACTGGTGATATACAATTAAATGGAGCAACAGCATTTAGAAATACCCTTGGCACTGATGCCAATGGATTTATGGACTATGAAAATGGTACATTAGAAATTAGCGGAACTGGTAATACATTAACAACAACAACAACTAGATCTTCTACTAACACAGTTGGATATCCGTTATTAGTTCAATCATATACAACAGGATCAGTGGCCAATGGATTTGGTGCAGGTATTGCCTTTACAACCAGTGTTAATGAAAATATCAATACTGGCACGCAAGGCACTCTAGATGTAATAATGACGGATCAAACTTTTAATAGTAATGATTTCAAGTTCGATTTTAAGTTACAAAAGAATAGTGCTTTACCAGCATCAGTGGCCAGCATATCCAGCAATGGTGATCTAACACTAAATGGCACAGGACAATTCATAACATTCTCAACACAGCCGCAGGGCGTGAATACAATGTATGGTATTCGTGGTATGAGTGCTTTAGATGACCCTTGGTTTGTTGGATCAGGAAGTGTAGGCAATGACCTAGGTTATCTAGAAATTGCAACAGGTGATAATACTAATGGAAGTGCCAGTGGCGGACAGATTTATGTTCGTCAATATAATGGACAAGGAGCTGGCGGAGCACCTTGGTATGGAGGATCTGGTACAGTTCAAAACGAATTAATATTATTAGACAATGTTGGTAATACAACAATCCCAAAAAATCTAACAGTAGATAGCGGAACATTATTCGTAGATGCTACAAATAACAGAGTTGGTATTAATAATATAACACCTAGTTATGAATTACATATCACTGACACTGGTGATGATAGCGTTCAGTTCGGTATGTCTAACAGCGAACGAACATTCTTAATATCAAATAATGCTGGTGATGATTTACTAAGTTTCAACTATGGTGGATCAAATAGGCTACAATTTAACACAACCAATCAATGGTTCAACAGTGGCAACACTGGTATTAATACTGCTACGCCAGCATATACCTTAGATGTTAATGGCACAGCTAATGTTGAAACAACATTAACAGTTCCTAGCATAACAACATTAACTGGTGACAGTCTAAACATTACAGCGTTCTCAGGTCGCGATGTTACTATATCAACAACATTGGCCACAGATCCAGTTACCTTGGTAAGAAATACAGCAAATACAAATATATCTACTAGATCTGCGACTCTGCGTGTTGAAAGCACAGGAACACCTGCCGTAGGATTTGGTAATACATTAGAATATGAAATAGAAACAGCACCTGGAGTTGTCACACTGGCAGGATATATTGATGTTAGTGCTACTAATGTAAGCACAGGCACAGAAGCATTTGAAATGCGTTTTGGTCTAAGAAATGGATCAACATACACAACTCTAATGAACTTAGATGAATTAGGTAACTTACAAATTGATGGTGACCTAACTGTCAGTGGTAATGAAATCAAATATAGTACTGGAGCAACACAGATTACATTGGCTAGTGGTGGTGTAGTTATTGCCGGTGATTTACAGGTTAATGGCAATGATATTAAGTCAAGCACTGGAGCTACAGCAATAACACTAAGCGGTGCCACAGTATCTATGCCCAGCGATTTAACAGTAGATAGCGGAACATTATTCGTAGATGCTACAAATAACAGAGTTGGTATTAATAAATTATCACCAACAACTGCTTTAGATGTAACTGGTAGTATTTTAGCCACCGGAGATATTCAAGGTGATAGTCTAACAGCCAATAGTAGAATTGATACAGATGGATTTATTAAACAATATTCAGTGGGTTATGGAGTTGCTGATGTTGAAACACAGGTTATATATAATCTAGCCACAGGCAATACTTTACAAACAGCGGATAGCTGGTCAGCAACAACTTATAGAACTGGAAAATATACAGTATCAATGAGCAAAGGCACAGATTATCACTGTATTGAATTAATGATCCTACACGATGGCACAACGGCATATATGACACAATACAATGAAATATTTACAAATGCTAGTTTAGGAACTTTTACTGTGGATATCAATACAGGATTAGTAAGATTAAGAATAACTCCAGCAACTGTAGGTAGTCTAGATATAACATTGGAAAGAAAATTGTTCGGAACAATTTAACATAAGGATAATGAATTATGGCAGATAAGAATTTTAGAGTAAAGAATGGTGTAGAAACTCCATTAATAGCTGGCAGTGATGGAACAACAGCAATCACATTAGTAGGATCTGGTGATATAAATGTTGCCGGTGATCTAATATTAAATGGCAATGATATCAAATACAGTTCAGGATCAACACAGATTACATTAGCCAGTGGCGGTGTAGTATTTGCTGGCGATATACAAGTTAATGGCAATGATATTAAAGGTAGTGGAGGCACAACAGCAATATCATTAAGTACTGCTGATGTTTCAATTGCTGGAGATTTAACCGTCAATGGTGGTAACATTCTAGGCCCAGGTAGCGGCAGTGATTTAACTATTGAAAATGCCAGCACTATTCAAATGAAAAATGATTTTACATTATTTTCTACAGATGCTGGAGTAACTAAGGCTTATTTTAATAATAGTGGCAGTAAATTTACTTTCAACGGCGGTGATGCAGATAATACCAATAATTATAATCTATATTCACACGGAACATTAGGTTCATTAACAGACACAACTGTAGGCGGAACATTATATCTCAAAGGCAGCACCAGCGGTAGTGTAGGATTAAAAGGTGCCGCAGTGGCAGGTTCTACAACTTATACATTACCTAGTGCAGATGGCACAAATGGACAATTCTTAAAAACTAATGGTAGTGCTATATTATCGTGGGCAACAGCATCAGGTGGTGGTAGCACTATTCCTATTACAAATAGTGGAACTATCAGTGCTCAACCATATAGTCTAGGACCTGGTGTAATGGCTATGGCTGGAACATTCGCTACATTATCAGCAACTATGACGCAGACTATTCGTTATCAACCTATATATGTAACAGAAGCCTGTACTTTAACCGAAGTGGCTGTGTGGCAACAAACAGGAACAACATTGGCAAGCTGTACAGCTATGATTTATATCGATGAATGTAGTCCAAATTCAGCAACAGAATGGCAGCCTACAGGGCATCTAAGTGGAGGATATTGCGGAGAAATTACCTTTTCAACAACAGGCAGTCCAGTTCTTAAAACTATTACAGGATTAAGCATAGTATTAAATCCAGGTGCGTATCTAATAGCAATACAAATAAGCAACTATACAGGCACACTGGGATTGAGATATCTAGCAGGACAAGTATTTACGGGTGGTGGATATGTCGTAGATCTAGCATCAGGAACGACCACAGCACAAACAAGTTTCGGTAGAACAGGTATAACTTATGTATCAGGCACACCGGCAGCAGTTGGAGATTTTACTAATATAGTTCCGAATAACCTAGCAGGTCAAGGTTATATAGTAATGACAAAGTTCGCTAAGAATTAAGGAGATAATATGACAACAAAAACATATACACACGAAATATATGACCCGCAAGGTAATCTGCTTTCTAGTCAAGTATTCGAAATGGAAGTGCCTGATGATAATCCAATGACGGAAGTAGTAGCAGGATTAACTGACCTACAAAAGACAGCATTATTAGCAGCTCTTCAGGCTTAAGTTTTGTATAAATAATGGTATAGATTCCGCAGAGTCTATACCTACTTCCTCAGGAGAATAACTATGTCAGGTGTATTATCATTCGCAGATTATTTGGGTGGCCCAGATAACATTCAGGTAGAGCAAATCTTCCCTTCAACTAAGCGAACATACGCTTACAACTTCAATCAAGATATCACAGGTTGGACCTGGGGCTTAGATGCACAAACACTGGTAGTAAATCCAGTTACATATGACCGTAATGGCATACCCAACTTTAGTAGTAGCTTGGTCATTGGATATTTTCCTAAACAAGAATTAGCAGTAGATTCAACTACAATCAATGTTGTTAATGCTGCCTTAGGCACAGTGAATATTACTATTCCAGCAAACTTATACACAGGTGCAATTATTCCTGATGCAAGAAAGAATGTTCCAATCACCATTGTAGGTGTAAGTTGGACAACTAATACCTCACCAACACAAACTAATAGTCATCGTTGGGCATTCATCCAATGCTACGAACCCGATGTCGATATTGGTAATCCTATTTTATCCGCAGGCTTTACAGCACTAACAATAGCATAAGGAGATATTATGAGTAATATTTCCGTAACAACAGTACAAAATACAATCGCTGTCACTGAAACTAGTGGCATTACAGTAACCACACCTGAAGGGCAAACAATTGATGTAACTGTGCCTAACAGTAGCGTAAATGTTACTAACACCACAGATAACATCACAGTATTAACTGCTGGCACTTTAATCATTGAAGATGCCGCAGGAACTATTGTCAGCGTTAATGGACAAACAGGTCCTATCGTTGTATTAGACACAGATGATATTCCTGAAGGCACTAAAAAATACTTCACTCAAGCATTGGCCAGAGGTAGTCTAAGTGCTGGCACTGGCATTAGTTATGATAGTGGCACTGGTGTTATTACTAATACTAGTATAAACACTGATACAACTTATACAATAGCCAGTGCGAGCACAACTGGCGGAGCAAACTTAAACTTAGTCGGCAGTGATAGTTCAACTGACAGCGTAGCCTATAAAGGTAGTGGTGCAACCACAGTTACATCAACAAATGCCAATACTATTACTATCGCATCAACAGATACAAATACAACTTACACTCAAAATGCGTCAAGCACCACAGGTGGTGCTAACTTAAATCTAGTTGGCAGTGATTCAACTACAGATAGTATCAAATTGGCTGGTGGCACAAATGTCACAGTAACAAGAACTGATGCTGATACAGTAACTTTTAGTTCAACAGATACAAACACAACTTATACTCAAAACTTTAGTTCAACCACAGGTGGCACAAACTTAAACTTGGTTGGCAGTGACGCAACTACAGATACAGTTAAGTTTGCCAATGGTACTGGTGTTACTGTTGCTTATACAGATGACAATACAGCCACTATTAGCATTGGACAAAGTGTAGGCACTGGTGATAGTCCAAGTTTCGCAGGTATAACAGGTGGAAATATCACAGTAGGTGTAGATACAGATAACACTATTGGAACAACAAATACCGATGGTAACATTATTCTAGATCCAAATGGCACTGGTAATGTTGTAATGACATTTGCCAATGGCGGCAATTTAACCAATGACAGAAATTATGTCTCAGGTATTATTCGCATACCAGTGGCTCAAACCGCAGGTGATATATATGGTTATAGCACAGGCGGATTAAACCCTTATCGTGGTATTAGCATAGACAACACGGCTAGTTCAACAACTACCACTGGCAAACGCACTGGTATGGTTATGCGTAACTATGCCAATGCTCCAAGAAATAGTATTATTGGTGAAAGTGCTCGTGGCACAAATCCAAGTGCACCAACAATACTAACTAATAATAGTAATTTAATAGAACTCGTTGCTGGTGGTTATGCGGCTACCAGCGATGGCACAGGTTTTCAAGCAACTGGTTGCACAATTACGGGCACTACATTGACCATAGGCACCGTGACTTTTGGTAGTCCTGCTGTTGGACAATTATTAACAAGTGTAACACAGGGTGCGACAGTCACTGCTGGCACTACTATTACTGCTAATATCAGTGGTAGTGGCAGTGGTTCAACTTGGACAGTTAGTGCCGCACAAACTGTTGGTAGTTCTACTATCTGGGGTGGTGGTGATGGATGGATATCATCAAATAATGGACAAGTAGGAGCAATAAGATTACAGGCTTTTGAAAACTGGACTAATCAAACTAGTGGCACAGGTATGATAGTAGCATTAAGTCCTTTGGCTAATAGTAATGCTTTGGCTTTGGCTGGTTCAAGTTTTAATGCTTTAAGTATGAGTTTAAGTTCTACTACTTTGGCCAGCGATAGTCAAACATTTAGAACTAGGCCTGCAGGTGCAGGTGGCACTAACTTTGCTATGTTAAGTTTAACTGAAAGTCTAGCAACTGTTGGTGGTGATTTGCGTGTTAATGGCAATGACATTCAAAATAGTGCTGGTTCAACTAATATCACAATGAGCAGTGACCGTAGTATTACAACTGTGACCAGTGATCTATTCAGAGTTGAAGGTGCTAGTCCAAGCACACAATATTTTAGTGTAGGTAAGAGTTTTGACGGTGATGTTGTTATGAGTTTGAGTCAAACTCGTGCTACACAGGGTTATGAAAATGCTGTTATTAATTTTCAAACACAGCGTAGTGCAGATGGTATAAACTATACACCAACACAAAATGGTGATACTATTGGTGAGTTTAAGTTTAATGGTAATGCTTACACTAGCACAAGCCCAGGAGTTCCTGGAGGTCCAGGTGCAAGTATTCAGGCTCAGGCCACAGAGACTTGGACATCAACTGCCAATGGCACACAGTTTGATTTCCAAGCTGTTAAAACTGGCACATTAGATAATTATTCAGTGATCAAAGGCACACCAAGCCAACTGGATCTAAACGCAGATAATATCACATTTAATACTTCAACTGGCACTTTGGCTTTACGCACAGTTCCAATCACTGGATACAATCCAAATGTAGATTTTACTGGTAATATTGTCAAAGGTGCTATCCGTGCAGGTGCTGGTGAAGCCACTGGTGATATTTGGCAGGCAGTAGGTCCTGTGACTCAATCAACAGGTATTAGTATTGACAACACTGACAAGCCAGCAGATAGAACAAGTTTGGTTATTAGAAATTATGGTGCTGGACTAGCAGGTGCCGTTCCCCGACTAAATGTCATAGGTGAAGCAGCCAGAGGCACAGCAGACACACCATTAAATCTAAACAACAACAATGTTTTAATTGATGTTATTGGCAATGGATATACTAACACTGGTTGGGCCACTGATTTAGGAACCGTGGTTCCTAGCCTTATTAGATTGGCTACAGCAGAAGCCTGGACAAATGGATTAAACAATGTAGGAACTAATTTTCAAGTTTTATTACAACCAACTGCCACAGCTCTAACAACCACTAGTTTGCAAGCAACTATTCAGGCTAATCCACAAAATTCAAGTTTTAGAAGTGATCTACATCAATGGAACAAAGGCAAATCTGGTCAAACCATTGGTATGATGAATCTGTTTGAAAATTCTGGTAAGGTTAATTTATCGGTAACGCAAAATCGTGCCAATACCTCTGATGATTTTGCTTTAGTAAATTTTCTTACACAGCGAAGCACCGATGGTGTAAATTATACAGCAACACAAAATAATGACGCCTTAGGTTCATTTAAGTTCAATGGTAATGCTTATACTAGCACAAGTCCAGGTGTGCCTGGTGGTCCGGGTGCTGAGATTCAAGCAAGGGCTACAGAAACTTGGACTAGCACAGCAAATGGAACACAGTTTAATTTCTTTGCTATTAAAGATGGCACACTGGATTCATATAATGTATTTGGTGGAAATCCAGATAGTTTTAGAATAAATTCTAATAGCTTAAACATAAAGAACTATGATGCTAGCACACCATTACCTGGCGGACAAATTAACTATGGCAGACAATACATTGAAGCATACAGCACACAGGATCAAACTAATCCTGTGGCCAACGCAGAAAACTTGATGTCATTTAATAATACAGGTATCAGCAATGGCATCAGTATCGTCACTAATGGAACTACACTTACTCGTATTACAATGAGCACAGCAGGCATTTATAACATTCAGTTCAGTGCTCAGTTAAATCACACAACAGGTGGATCACACAACGCTTTTATCTGGTTAAAAAAGAATGGCACAGCAGTAGCCAACACAGCAGGTGATACCAGAGTTGCTGGCAACGGTGAAAGAATTATGGCAGCCTGGAACTATGTTGTCAGTGCGGCAGCAGGAGATTATTACGAACTTGCTTGGGCGGCTGATGGCACTGATGTCTTATTAGACTATGTTGCGGCATCAGCACCTATACCAGCAGTTCCCAGTGTTATTTTAACAGTAGTGCCAGTAGGTGCTTAAAAGGAGAATATTATGAGACATTTACCAGAACGCGGAATGAGAACGAAAACTAATCGTAAAAAGCCAAGACCCGGGAGAAAATAATGCCAGTAAGACGAGTAACAGGCCCCCGAGGCGGAAAAGGATACAAATATGGAACAAGCGGACATTACTACCCTGGACCCGGGGGCAAGGCTAAGGCAGCAAAGCAAGGTGTGGCAATACGCCTCAGCCAACAGCAAACAAAGAAAAAATAATATGGATAACTTCAAAGAAACCTCATTAAAGGGACATATACAACTATGCGAACTTCGCTACAAGGCCCTAGAAGAAAGGTTGGACAATGTTGAACTTAGAATCGCAAAGATTGAAACAACTATCAACGACCTTAAAAGTCAAACTCAAGCAGGCTTTAGTGAGATCAAGTTATTATTGGAGCGTCAAAATTCCAGTAAGCAGGTTCAAATGATTGCAACATTTGGCACTATCATAACTGCCATATTAGCTTTTGCAGGATACTTGATTACAAAGTAAAGCGAATGTCATATCTAAATAAAGATATGAAACAAACTAGAAAAAAATGGATGGGCGATGGTCCGCATCCAGAAGCCCCTGACCTTGTATTAAGTCGGGCAGTGAGTTGGACACCTGATCCTCAAAGAAAATATTCAACTATAAATGGACTTGAACCCAATAACATTACAGCGGCAGCGGCTTGGACAAAGATACCCGAAGATCTAGTTGCCTGTGATGCTTTCATTTACCGAGACAAAAAGACTAAACTATGGGTACAGGCAGTTGGCTATCCACTGATACCCAGAGAACAGGCACAGGCTTGGATAGATCTACAAATTACCAATGGTGCCCATACTTCCTGGTTTAATCAATATGCACAGCCCAGATTACCACAAAAACCATATACACAACGAGAAGTTCCTGCCAAAACTATTGATCAAGTCACTTACATAGAAATGTTAGCACATCAAAACAAATTTATGGTCAATGGCATAAATCTCTGTGATCTAAATCCTGTTGGCTGTCCCAAAGACATAGATGTATATGCTGAACCAATAAAAAGAAAAACTTATCCAAAGCGTGATCCCACAAAGTTTTATATTAGGCGTAACAGTAAATTCTTAATAACACCCAAAGGTGTTTATGCCAGTGTTAGTCAAGCTGCCGCAGATATGGGTATGAGTTTTTGTGGAGTAACACATCATCTTAAGAAAAATAGTCCTGGATACACATATATAAGTGCCGATGAATACTTAATGAGAGTCTCAGAGTTAAATAAAAATAGCACTACTGAGTAGTGTAGATAATGTCTAATCAACATTATCGTTACTGCTTTAAGCCCCGTTTGGCAACATTCGGGGCTTCTTTTTGACTAATACTAAAGTATGATATAATACTTTTTTGGCACTAGTACTATTGACACAAATAGACTTTTTGTGTATAATAAACGCATAGGCAAATATATCAAGGAATTATATGAACATCACAGATAAACTAAGACTAGAGCTACTAATCAGAGAACAAATCTCCAATCACGGAGAAGATTTCTATTTGGAATTGGAAAGAATACTTAGTAAGATCGTTTCAGAAGAAAACGAAATAACACCCACTAACAGAGCCAGAATGAGAGTGTTATGATAAATAATATTAACAGAAGCAAATTATTCCTTTATATGTATTTGCCAAAGTTCCTTAAAAGAGCCCCGCTTCTGTTATAGGATAGGTCGCAATGACCAGTCCGGAAATCCCCCTGTTTAAGGCATTTTTCAGGGGGATTTCTTTTGGCTAACAAAAACTTGCGTAACTCGCAGTTTTATGATATAATAGATAAATAGATATACAAGCAAGGCAGATCGCTTGTAATGATAAAGGAATCAAATGTTAAAAATAAAAGCACACGCAGTAGCACAACCAGTAGCACTAAATCGTCGCACAGGAGAGCCACTTACAGACGGATGGGGATTACCTCGCCAAACAGTTTATATTAAAGAATCAAAATATCGAGCACTAGATGCAAAGAGCTATAAAGACATAGCAGACTATCAAACCGAATTCTTCCAAAGATTAGATAAAATAATCAAAGCCGATCCTACCTGGGCTACTAATAACGACTGGGATAAACTACCTAAGATCTACAATGACCCAATTAGATATTCGGCTACAGATCTAATCAAAGATACAGTCAATCACTATAAACGCAGACACGACCCGACTCTAAGTATGTTGCTAAGACAACGGTACTTGATTCGTAAGTTAGCCAATGAACTTGGTGATCCTAGTGTGATCAGAGATTGGGACATTGATATTACATTTAAGAATCCCTCAGAACCTGTGCTCAAAAAGTTTTATGACAAAGATATATTCAGTCAAGTAGCAGTGACAACTGCATTTACTGAGTTGTTTAACTAAATACATTACAGGCAAACAACGCTACCCAGCACAAAATATAAAGGGGTGAAAACAGGAACAACGCCCACAAGGAACTATGGGTATGGCTTGGGCTATTACAAAAACAGATAGTAAAAAAGAACGCCAGCATAAACAACGAGTCACTGACTTCTTGTTCAAAGGTAATCTAAATGAAGAACTGCTAATGACTCATCCTAGTCCAGATGATGTAAAGTTTTTTATGGATCTTAGAAAAATGTCTATTTGGGATTATTTTGATGCCAGCGACATTACCAAAATATCTCACATAGAGCGTAAAGTTGTGCGTGAAAAGAAAAGTTTGAATCAACAAAACTTAAAGTTTATAAATGAAAGCATAACTAGAGCAACCAGATTACAGCATAGTAATATCAAAAGAATTCAAGGCGGTGATAAAATTCGTAGAGAAGAATATAAACTGCAGGTAAGAAAAGCATATCAAGATACTAAATAAAAGTATAGGCAAATACACTCAGGCACAATTTTAGGCACGGTACAACCAACCAAACAAAAACAGGTAAAACTTCTGTTATGATATGACGGCTAAAGAACAGAACACTACTCATTTCTTATACTTAATGAGATAAACAGTGGAGCCGGAGCACACGAATAGCATCGTGGGGAGTTACATAGTCAATCGTCTCCCGTATAGTAATATATTGTAAGTATAACCTTTGAGAACCGCTATCAATATTGAATGGCAGTTAGAAGGCGTAAGACACTATTTGGTGCCCAGATTTTTTTTAATCTCGCACTACATTAGCCGCTCTTACGGCCCAACTATCTGTATTACATTCAATATTGATAGTTGTTTTCTATAATTTGTCTTTGACAGATAACAAATAAAAAAACTTATTACAAAACGAAATTAATGAACGAAGCGACAGCGTAGTGATTAATGAGTTTTAAGTCCTTTAGGACTTTATAAGACTTCTCAGTAAATGTTTTATGATAAATGAGATAAATATTATATAAGGAATAAAGATATGCAGATAGAATTTATGAGTCAGCAATGGACAATCAGAGAAGCAGAACCCAGAGAACTACCACAAGACACTCTAGGACTATGTGATCCAAAGACAAATACCATAATCATAGATCCAGAACTAACTGGATGGGTTCGGGCACAAACAATATTTCACGAGATATTTCACATCTGGGAAATGACTATGCATCAGTGCTTGACAGAACAACAAGTGGATACAATGGCATCAGCAATGCTACATTGCTTAAAAGAAAACCCTGTTCTTGTGCGTATGATTGAGGAGCAAGAGTAATGGGCAGACCTAAACAATGGTATAAGAAACAACAGGGATATCGAGAACAAGGTCCTTGGGGTTGGGATGATGACAAGCTAAAAGCAAAGATCAATAATGAACCCGATGAGAATGGCTGCTTAAACTGGACAGGATCAATGAGTCCCAGTGGTGCATTACTGGGTGTGTATAAAGATGGCCGCCAACAGATGAGTCAAGCCCGTAGAATATTATGGATGTCAATAAACAAAGAAGATGTCACACCATACAGAGTTACAATGCTGTGTGCCAATCAAAGTTGTCTAAACCCCGAACACTTTGAACTTAAAAAAAATAATAGATTGGACGCATATGATCATTGAAACAAGAATAGCAGATTACGCATTTGCCGCAATGGATGAAGAAGAAGAATCTACACTTAAAGAAGTTTGTAAGAGATTTGCCAAAGATATGCGTTTTGATTTTCAGTTTAGTTATTACTCAGTGTATTGGGAAGAAGAGAATTGGACCTTGGCTAATCTAGCATTACCTGGTATAGATACTATATTAAAGAAGGTACCCTGATGGATAATAAACAACGAGTTGAAGCATACAAGCAAGCAGATCCTAAATGGGAACTCCACTGTGGCAGCGACAATAGAATAGTTGGCTGTATCTATATTGGTAACAACTACGCCAAAGCCAATGACTACTATGGTGGATATCAGGGAAACTACTTAAAAAGGATAGCGGCATTGTTTCCAGATAAACAAAGTCCAGCACACTTATACGCAGGGCAAGCAGATGTTACAAACTTGCCTGGACAAAAGTATGATATTAATCCACAGAGCACAGATACAATCTACGCAGATGCTAGAGCAATGAGTCAATACGCAATCACAAAACACGACTTATGGGTCTGTGATCCTCCTTATGGAGAAGAAAGACTTAAAGAATATCAACAACGCTATAACTGTTCAGCAGATAACTTAAACATTAAGAAAGTGTTTAATGAACTATATTTGGCAAGTGCCCCAAAAGCTCATATTGTTTGGTTAGATTGGCAGCGACCTTTCTATAAGAACACAGAGTGGAAGGAAGTAGGTGCAGTACTGTACAGAGGTAGCACAGGACATAAAGATAGAAGTATTACCATCTATGAAAGAGCAGATTAATGGCACGCCCTGGAGCAACAACATTATTATCTAGACAATTAGATGATTTTAACGGTATAGAAGTATTAGATGCCCAAGGACTATATGCTGTGCTATACAAGAATAAACCCATTAATCTAAAAACAGAAACTTGGACAGAGCGTGGTCAATTAAAGAAGTATGTAAGAACAACTTATCCCAGTAAAAAGCCAGCAGAGAATTTGGCAGCAAAGTTAAACAAAGACTTCTTTACTAATGACTTTAGTGTGGTAAAGATTTTATAAAAAAGAGGTAAATATGAGACAAGGACAATTTATGGTTTATAGTCAAGGTAAGCCCCGAGAAGAATTTGATATAATCAACACAGAAGATTATAAGTTAAAAGTTAAAAAGTCTTGGGTAGAAGCCACAAGTGTATGGCACATACAAATACAAAGTCAAAGTATATTTGACAATAGGTTCGAAATGTTTCTAACACACGAACAATTACGAGCATTAAAGGATAGTTTATAATGGCAGTCAAAGAAGGCACTAAGATAGTTACAGGACTAATTGTTGGTAGAAACAAAGTAGTAGTGCCTCCTCAAGAAGTTGAAGATCTAGCCAGTATCGGTTGCACTGACAGAGATATTGCTAACTGGTTTGGCATAGATGAAAACACACTTAGATATAGTTTTAGCGATAATCTCATAAAAGGGCGAGAGGATTTGAAAATCTCATTACGCAGAGCTATGTTGAAAAATGCCTGTGTCAATTTGAATGCCGCAGTTCAAATCTTCTTAGCAAAGAATATGCTGGGAATGAGCGACAATGGTATGGTCAATGATGGTAGTAAAGTATTGCCATTCACAGATGATGAAGATGATAAACCCTCAAAAGAACAGTTGGATGATCTTCGTGAAGAATACGCCGAGATTAAAGAATAATGTTTCCTTACATTGGTGGTAAAGCACATCATATTAAACACTTAGATAAATTGTTTCCAATAACTATGACTACATTTGTAGATGTATTTGGCGGAGCAGGTTGGGTCAGTGTTAAAAGCGATCTAGCACAACGAGCACAACAGAATGTGTATAATGATTACAATCCACATCTAGCCAATATCTTTACGCAGTTTAGTATAGATCCAGAACAGGTAAAAAATCAAATCAATGTTTGGCCACAGCAGGATAAACAGTTATATAGACAGTTTCAACAAGACATATTTGGTGATACAAAGCCAACATTAAACTTAGAAACAGCCGCCAAGTATCTATACTTAGAAGTACAAAGTTTCAGTGGCAACACATTAGGGCTTAACAGTAGTGTGTATTTTGATAAGATACATACAATCAATCCCTTGTTAAAGAAACTCAGCAATGCTAAGATAATAAGCAGATTAAAGAAATTAACTGTAGAGAACTTAAACTGCTTAGATGTCATAAAGAAATATGATAGTCCTGACACATTCTTTTATGTAGATCCTCCCTACTATGAAAAAGAACATTACTATACACAGGCATTTGGTCAAGAACAACATCAACAACTTGCTGAATGTCTAAACAATATTCAAGGCAAGTTTGCACTAAGTTACTATGACTTTGATGAATTAAATACTTGGTTTCCAGAATCAAAGTTTAATAGAACAACTTATAGTATCAGCAAACAAAACAGTAGTAGAACAAATAAACAACGAGGCATTGAACTCGTTATAAGGAATTACTAATGCCACTGAGTAAAGCACAGCGTATGATCGCGGATGCTCCATTTAGATTCCGTGTTGCAGTATGTGGTCGCCGCTTTGGTAAGACACACCTAGCAATCCGTGAATTAGCAAAATATGCCAGACAACCAGACCAGCGTGTTTGGTATGTCGCTCCAACTTACCGTATGGCGAAACAGATTGTATGGAAGAAGTTAAAGAAAAAACTTCTCAGTATCAATTGGGTAAAAAAAGTAAATGAGCAAGATCTCACCTTGGAGTTAGTAAATGGATCAGAGATATCACTAAGAGGTGCTGATAACTATGATAGTCTGCGTGGAGTTGGATTAAACTTTATTGTCATAGATGAAGCCGCAGACATTGACAGTGAAGCGTGGTATGAAGTATTAAGACCTACATTAGCAGACACTGGAGGACACGCATTGTTCCTAGGCACACCAAAAGGTATGAATTGGTTCAAAGAAATCTATGATTACCATACAACAAGAACAAACTGGATGAGCTTTCAATTTACAACCTTGGATGGTGGCAATGTTCCTGAAGATGAAGTAGCACAGGCCAGAGAAGACTTAGATGCTAGAACATTCAGTCAAGAGTTTATGGCAACATTTGAGAACTTCTCAGGCATTATTGCTTATGCTTTTGGTCAGCATAATATTCAAAGTGCTGATGCTGTAAATCCTAATGAACCATTGATCCTAGGCACTGACTTCAATGTAAGCCCAATGAGTTGCACAGTTATGCGAAGAACACGAGATGGATTACATTGTGTAGATGAGATTGTGTTATATAGTAGTAATACTAATGAACTAATAGATGAGATTAGAAATAGATATCCAAAGAATCCTATTACTATCTTTCCGGATCCTGCCGGAGTTCAGCGTAAGACAAGTGCTAATGGCAACACTGACATTAAGATACTAGAAAACGCAGGATTCACTGTGCGTTATCATAGACAACATCCTTTGGTCAAAGATAGAATAAACTCTGCTAATAGTTTATTCTTTCAGCGTGATGATAAATCAACAAGGTTCTATATAGATCCAAAATGTAAGCATACAATAAAAAGCCTACAGCAATTCTGTTATAAAGAAGATACACAGATACCAGATAAGGACAGTGGATTTGACCATATGTTTGACGCACTAACATATGCTATTCAATTCCTATTTCCTATCAATAAAGAAGTTGAAAGAGTTGCTCCGAGAGCATTCGGTCATCAACTCGCATAAATACATTACTAATATTGGAGTCATAAATGGCTGAGTTACAAACATTTCAAAATGCTTATCTACAAGCAACAAGTGGAAACACAACCTACAGTCGTAATCAACTACGCTGGAAGTTCTTGCTTGATTCATTTACAGGCGGACAGGCCTATCGTGAAGGAGCATACCTACAGCGTTATGCCTTAGAAAATGACACACAATACGCTGTTAGATTAAACAATACACCCTTAGATAATCAATGTCGTAGTTTAATTAGTTTATACACAAGTTTCTTGTTTAGAACAGAACCCAAGCGTGAGTTTGGTAGTTTAGAAAATAACTACACCATAGAAGATATTCTAGAAGATGCTGACTTAGATGGACGCAGTATGGATGCGTTTATGAAAGATGTAGCACAATGGTCAAGTGTATTTGGACATATGTGGATCTGCGTGGCCAAGCCTGATGTTGGTGCAGTTACCTTGGCAGATGAACAAGCAATGAATGCCAGACCTTATCTAAGTATGTATAATCCATTAGCAGTCACAGATTGGCGTTGGGCTAGACAACCTAATGGTGGTTATCAATTAGAATATATCAAGTATGTTGAAGAAGTCAATGGCACAGAAACTGTTGTTAAAGAATGGACCTATGACACTATTACAACTTATAACTTAGACACACAACAAGAGCGTGTCACAGATATGATGGTAGAAACAAATGGTCTAGGTTATCTACCATTTGTCTGTGCTTACGCTGAACGCAGTCCTGTGCGTGGATTGGGCAACAGTTTGATTGACGACATTGCTGATCAACAACGAATGATCTACAATGAATTATCAGAAGTATATGACAGTATTCGTCTTGACACACATCCTAGTTTAGTAGCCACAGCAGGCACAAACGCACAAGGTGCGGCTGCTGGACAGGTCATAACAATGGAAGAGAATCTTGATCCAAACTTGAAGCCATATGTCTTACAGTTTGAAGGCGGACAGATTGATAAGATTTACAACAGTATTAACAATCGTAAAAAGATGATTGACTCAATGGGTAATGTTGGTGCAGTAAGATCAACAGAAACTCGTGAGATGTCAGGCATTGCCATTGAAACAGAATTCCAATTACTAAACGCAAGACTATCAAGCATTGCTGATAACTTAGAACTTGCTGAAGAACAAGTATGGCAGATTATCTACACCTATATGGGTTCAACTTGGGATGGTGAAATAGATTATCCTAGTAACTTTGCGTTAAAGAACACAGATCACGAACTTGGTCACTTAAAAACAGCATCAGAGATTGTTCAAGATCCTGTCAAGCGTTTGTTAATCGAAAACGCTGTTATGGATACTATTGACATTGAAATGCCAGAGCACGAATTACTAGAAGAACAAGCAGAACAACAAGGCGTTCCTGAACCAGATGAAGATGAGATAACAAGAACTTATCCTGATGGCACACCAATTAGTCCAGATTTACCTCAAGCATATGAACCTGCAACTGGCAGTGAAAACTGTAAGAACTGTGGATACTATGTAGAAGGATTATGTACAAGATGGAACAACGCACCTGTTAAAGCCATATGGTGGTGTGCTGCCTGGGCTCCACAAGCAAATATTGAATAAATTTATATAAATACAATACGGCAGAATTATCTGCTAAAACATTAACTCTTAAAGAGGCGAGGACTACGATGACCCAACAAGAAACATCGGCTACAGAGCATACTGATAACTCTCAAAATGATCAGGCAACAGAAAAAACTTTTACGCAAGCAGAAGTAAATGCTATTCTAGCAAAGACCAAAAGTCAGTTAGAAAAGAAATATACCAGCAAGTATGAAGAACTTGGTGATCCAGATCAACTGAGACAGATTGTTTCAGAACATCAAAAGATTCAACAAGAACAACAACTCAAGCGTGGAGAGTTTGATCGTGTTATTCAAGAATTAGCAGCCAAGAAGGATGCAGAAATTCAAAAAAGGGATAGAGTAATAGAAAGTTTCAAAGTAGAAACTCCTATTGTAGATGCGGCAGCTCGTTATCGTGCTGTTAATCCAGATCAAGTTAAAGCATTGATTCGTAATCAAGTTAGACTTAGTCCGGAAGGTGAAGTTGAAGTATTAGATGAAAAAGGTGGTGTTCGCTACGATGACAGTGGAAGACCAGTAAGTGTGGATAGTTTTGTTCAGTCGTGGCTGCAAAATAATCCTCATTTCGTGTCAGCAGCACCTGCAACAACTAATACAAAAAGCAATGTCACTGGCAACGCTACAAAGAAAGTTGATATAACAAAACTTGATATGAAACGACCCGAAGACAGAAAAATCTACGCAGAATATAGAAAAACTGCGGGATTAGCCTAAAATTCATTTAAGGAGAATTATATTATGGCCGGTTCAACAACCACAACCCTAAACGACTTGCTACCAGAGATCATCCAAGAAGCGATGTTCGTAGCCAGCGAGAGATCCATTATGCGTGGTCTCGTAAAGAATTATACTTTGTCTGCTGGACCAGGTAAGAATGTAACTGTTCCAATTTATCCAACACAGTCAGCCGCCGCTGTTACTGAAGGTGATGAAGTTGGTAACACAGCAGTAAGCACAAACACAGCACAATTAGTTGTTAGCCCAGTTGCTATCCGAACATTGCTCACAGACTTGGCCCGTGTATCAGCCGCAAGTAATGTTGTTGCTGACTTAGGTCGCTTGTTTGGTGAAGCCATTGCTCGTAAAATGGACCAAGACTTAACAGCAAAGTTCAGCCAATTCAACGCTGGCTTTGGTGACTTCAGTGGTCACATCACAGCCGCTCCAATCTTCCAAGCAGTTGCTAACTTGAAAGCTGCCGCTGTTCCAACAGAAGGTATGGTCTGCGTATTGCCTCCAGAACTCGCT